GAGACTTTCAGTGGCTCATTCGAAGCCATGAAGGCAGCGGCAGCCAACCTCATGGGCAATCTGGCGCTCGGCGAAAATGTTGAGTCCTCAATGAGTACTCTGGTACAGTCGGTTGTCACCTTCCTTGGTGGCAATCTAATCCCGATGGTTGGTACAATATTCAAATCACTTCCGGGTGCATTGGTCACCGCTGTGCAGACTGGCGCCCCGATGGTCATTGAGGCAGGCAAGGGGCTGATTAACAATATCATCACAGGAGCCACAACTGCACTGCCTAACATCATTACGGAAGGCGGGACGGTCGTCACTGATATTGCCCAGGGCATACAGGACAATCTGCCGGCCATCATTGAGCAGGGCAGTGCAATCCTTGATTCACTGCTTAATGCTATCACAACATATCTGCCGGTTGTCTTTGACAAAGGTACGGAAATTCTGACCAACATTATCGACGGTATTGCAGATATGCTTCCAGAGCTTGGAAACATCGCAGGCGACATCATCAACAAGATTGGAGACTTCATCGCTCAGAACCTTCCGACTATCGGTGAAAAGGGCGGTCAGCTTCTCGGAAGTCTGGCATCTGGCATCATTAAGAATATGCCGACCATCGTGGCTACGCTGGCAAAGCTTGCAGCGGTTATTATCCAGAACATTATCAAACTGGTTCCGAAGCTGTTACAGGCAGGTGCGAGCCTTATCAGAGGACTGGCAAGCGGTATCGGTGGGTCTGCGGTTGGGCTTGTAAGGTCCGCGATGAACCGTATCAAGTCGGCGTTGACAGGCCCGATCGAAAGTGCCAAGAGCACTATCAATGGTATTATGAACAGAATTAAAAATATGTTCCCACTTCATATTGGCAGAATATTCAGCGGTCTGTCGCTTCCACACATTTCCGTGTCTGGCGGTTCTGCACCTTTCGGAATCGGTGGCAAAGGATCCCTTCCGAAGTTTAATGTCAGCTGGTATGCAAAGGCAGCACAACAGCCGTATGTATTTGACCGTCCTACTTTGTTTGGTGCCGGAGATGTGAAAGACGAAATGCTTTATGGTAGAACTAACCTTCTTAGGGATATCAAGGAAGCTACCGCCAGCAACACTGGAACTGTTAATAATACATTCAACTTCTATGTCGATGGCGCGGAGAACCCGGAAGATTGGGCAAGCAGGGCCATGAGACAGCTTAAAATGGAGGTGAGAATGGCATAATGGCAGTTGTTAAGACTAGGCAGCAGACCGGTTTGAGCATTGAGCGTAAAGATAAGTATTACACGCTTACTTGGAAAATCGGCGATAAGAACTATTATGATGGCCAGATCTGTATGGTTAGATGCAACCATGACAAATTCCGGGCCATTGACATCGGAAAGACGTCCACCAGCAAGACCTATGAGGTGGACTACACCAAATACTACCCCAGAACCAAAACTAAGCTTACACAGATCCAGTTTGCCTTGCGCGGCAACCGTGAGGCATACACGGAAAGCGGAAGGACCATCGACCCAGTTGCATCTGACTGGGTCTATAAGGATTGGCAGTTTTGGACATCAAGCGCCCCCAAGCTTAGTGTCGCACGAAGCGATCAGGTGAGTGAGGAGTGTACATTTAGCTGGAGTGTCAATGCAAGCGATACCGCACATGTAGTCTTCCAGGACTGCGAATGGCAGAGCGTGCTGCTCAAGGAGAGCACTATCACAAACGGGTCGAAGGTCCCTTGGTCGAAGCATCGAACAGGTTGGCAGACTGGCACAGGCGGTGCGACAGGGTCAAAAGTGATCAGAGAAGAAACCGAACTGCTTGCCGGCGCATCTTATACCAGATGGTTTAGGGTACGCGCCAGAGATGCGGCAGGGCCATCGGATTGGCGCTATGCCAAGCATGTATACGCCAGACCATACAGAGCAAACATCAGCAATGTCAAGGTCAAAGGTAATGGAGCGGATGGCTACTCTTGCACAGTGACATGGGCAGTTGGCGCACCGGCATCACACCCGATTGACACCGTTACTGTGCAGTATGCTTTTGGCGTTCCAGAACCGGGCATGGTATGTCCTGATTCAGTATCATGGACGGATGCTGGTGTGGTGAGGGACACTGGTGGAAACGATGCACTGACCTTTTCCGTGGACCAGACGGTCGGACTTGACCAGTGTATGTTTGTAAGGGTGAACACCCACCATGACACCAACACCACCTACGGGGCTGCCAAGGTTGCGGCGGTTGGGCGGCTTGCCGACCCGGCTGGCTTGTCTGTAGCAGTCGACGAGTCTACACACCGGGCAACCATTACATGCACAAATTCATCTACAGTACTGGACAGTTTTCTTGAGATCAGATACGTGACTGCTTCCAATCCAACTGGCTATTGCTGTGGCATCATTCCGCATGGAGAACCATCCGTGACGGTGCAGTGCCCGGATTGGTCGCAGGAAACGGCTTACGGCTTTAAGGTCCGGGCAGTGGTCGGCTCATACACGGAGACAAGCAGGACTGACGGTGTGACTGCCTTCGCTGTTACGGCAATCATGCGTTCAAACAGGTGGCTGACTTACGGCGGATCCATCCCACAGGCTCCAAGTAATGTCTCGCTGGCAATGACCGGCACGCCCGGAACCGTGCAAGTAACATTCGACTGGGCTTGGCAGGAGGCGGCCGTTGCGGAGATCTCATGGGCAGACCATGCGGATGCCTGGGAGAGCACGGACGAGCCAAGCACCTATATTATCAACTCTATCAATGCGTCAATGTGGAATATTGCCGGACTCGAAACCGGTATCACTTGGTTTGTCAGAGTAAGGCTTGGAATAGGATCAGATGACAGCAGAACATTTGGAGCATATTCCGACACCCAGAGCATTGACCTTTCATCGGCTCCGGTCACTCCGGTGCTCACTCTGTCAGATGCAGTCATTACAGCAGATGGAGAAGTGACAGCTTCATGGGTGTACGTTTCCACAGACGGAACACTCCAGAGCGGCGCGGAACTGGCAGAAGTGGTTAACGGCACATATGCAACTGTCGCGACGGTTGAAACAGCGCAGTATATCACATTAAATGCCGAAGAACTTGGATGGAGCACCGGAGAGGTTCACACTCTTGTGGTCCGTGTCTTTTCTACGTCTGGCAGGGAGACAGACTGGTCTGATCCTGTCAGTGTGTATGTTGCCGAGCCTATCACATGCGCTATCACGGAAACCAGCCTTGAACGTAAGACGGTGACACAGGAAGGCACAACAACGCCCTACGATGCGCTGACAGAAATGCCCTTAACTGTGACCGTTGCCGGCGCAGGGGAAGGCTTAACGATGCTGTCCGTTGTCCGGGCAGAGACCTATCGCATCGACAGGCCGGATGAAACGGATATCTATGGGTTTGAAGGCGAGGCGATCGCATCAATTACCCAGAACGGCGAAGCGCAGATAACCATAACCCGTGACGATCTCATTGGAAGGCTTGACGATGGTGCGGCCTACAAGCTTGTGGCAACGGTGCAGGATGGTCTTGGGCAGTCAGCAACAGCTGAACTGCCATTTATCGTGGAATGGGCACATCAGGCAGAAACCCCAAGTGGAACGGTGGAGATCGACACAGCACACCTTGCGGCGAAGCTTACACCAATCGCACCGAATGGTATTGGTGTTGGTGACACATGCGACATCTACCGCTTGTCCGTAGACAGACCGCAGCTGGTCTACTCTGGAGCGACATACGGGGAAACATATGTGGATCCATATCCGGCTGTTGGTGAATATGGTGGATATAGATTTGTGATGAGCACGGTTGATGGAGATTATATTACCGCAGAAAATGAGTTGGCATGGGTTGATGTTGAAGCAGACATCAATATCAATTCCAACATCATCGACTTTGATGGCGGCCGGGTCATGCTTCAGTATAACCCGGATGTTTCCAACCAGTGGAAAAAGGACTTCAAGGAAACCAAATATCTTGGTGGAAGCATCCAGGGGGATTGGAACCCGGCTGTCTCTCGAACTTCCACGGTCACCTCTGTAGCGGTCACTGCATCTGATCAGAACACCATTGAAGCCATGCGGAGGCTTGCCACTCATGCTGGCATCTGCCATGTCAGAACCAGAGACGGGTCCTCTTATGCTGCGGACGTGCAGGTCAGTGAGTCCTATGCGGTCAGCAATGGAAACAAGCTGGCCAGCTTCAGCTTGTCTATTACTCGCGTGGATCCGGAAGAATTTGACGGCATGACGCTCGCAGAATGGAACGCACTGCACACGGAGGGCTAAATTTATGGATTGGTCTAAAGGATACAGTGCGACTTATTACGCCGCCAGAGTCGACCCGGTAACATGGCGAGACGTAGAGCGGTTTGAGGTCACCGGCGGCACGGTCAAACGCTCCAAAGATGCCTTGAGGGAGTCGGCAGACATTAAAACCATCGGTCACCGCATCGAGGTTGAACAGTGGATTAGGGTGTACATGGATGCCCGGCAGAGCGGCGGAGCATTACATACGGCCATCTTCACAGGCATTGCTTCTACACCGGACCTCAACAGACAGATGAGCAGGCCAGAGACTGATCTGGCTTGTTATTCTGTCCTCAAGCCCGTGGATGACGTCCTGCTCCCACGTGGGTGGTACGCATCCGCAGGCAGAACCGGTGGTGACGTACTGAAGGAACTGCTCTCTGCCACGCCGGCCCCTGTTAGCATCACAGAAGACTCTCCAAGGCTTACCGAGAGTATCATTGCTGAGGACGGAGAGACAAGGCTGACTATGGTGGACAGGGTGCTTGAGGCAATAGACTGGAGACTGCGTATCAATGGCGATGGTACTATCGAAGCATCCCCGAAGCCCATGGAAGCATCGGTGACGTTCGATCCGATAGAGAACGATGTTTTAGAGCCAGACGTACAGATTACGGCAGACTGGTACGCCTGCCCCAATGTCTTCATGGCAGTAGCAGATGACCTTACTGGCATTGCCCGTGATGAGTCTGATGGTCCACTGTCAATTAGTGGGCGAGGCAGAGAAGTCTGGGCGTATGAGCCCAGTGCTGACTTGGCAGACAATGAGAGCATCGGCCAGTATGCTATGCGGAAGCTGAAGGAACTGCAACAGGTAGCCAAGCAGGTCTCTTATGCAAGGCGGTACTATCCCAATGTTGTCCCTGGCGATCTGATCAGACTCCACTATGCTGATATTGAAGGCTTATATACTGTGCAGGGCCAGAGCATTGAGCTATCTTACAATGCAAGGACAAGCGAGGACGTGGTTGGTACATCGGTCGGACTTGAAAGAGCAGAACGATCTGATAATGTAAATATTATCAGGATTGTTGATAACAATAACGACTATCTTGTGACTGCGGACGACGACTATATCGTTGGCATCGCAGTAGAAAGGAGTTAAACAATGGCTTTGGTTAATAAGAGAATCCTTGACTTGCCAGAGCGAGCAGAACTGAGCAGCGATGACTACACGGTCGTGGATGGCTCTAACGGTGGAACTGCGAAATATAAGCTGTCAAAGATGCAGGAGAATATTGACAGTGTCGGGCAGGATGTCAGCGGACTGTCACAGACCGTTGCCGCACACGGCACCAGACTCACGACAGCGGAACAGAATATTGGAACCAACACGGAGGATATTGCTGACTTAAAAGAAGATTTAGATGAGTCCGTCTCTGACTTAAAGCGCGCTGTCAATAGGTTTGATTCCCTACCGTACACCGTAAAAGCTGGCACAAATCTGTTAGACCAAGATTCCTTGGTTGATGGGAAGTATTTGAACTCAAACGGCGAGGTCATTGAACCAGAAACGTCTACCGTTCTTACATCTGAATTCTACATTCCAGTAACGGCTGGCAAGACCTTATATTCAAGTCGCCTATACAATACGGGAAACCTCGCTGCAGCAAACATTACAAGATGCTGCTTTTACGATATAAATAAGCAATTTTTGTCGAAGGTTGACAGTAGCAATACGATAACTGTCCCTGCGGATGCAGCGTTTATGCGCGTGTGTATATCAAAGGTATACGTAACATCATATGGATTCCAGGTTGAATACGATGAAATTACGCACTGGAATCCTTACACACGCCTAGTTGTCGTGAATGCAGACAATCTCAAAAGCAAATTGTACGGAAAACGGCTTCTGATCTGCGGTGATTCGATTACCTATGGATATAATGCCGACGAACGAAATACTTATGTCCCGACACTCGGAACATATGTTAATACGCTTTCCCCGGATAATTCTAACTGGCGGGAGAATACGGTGCTAAAAAAGACGTTTGGTTATTACATCGGCGAACGTAATGTAATGACAGTCGCGATTAACGCCGTCAGCGGCTCCACGATGGCCGAGAATGCCAACTCTGCCACATCTGGATATGCTCCAGCGCCGTTTTCCAGGACGAACACGACAGGAGGGCAAAATCGGTACGTTGACGCTATCTCCGATGGCGCGGATTATTGCCTGCTGTGGTTTGGGGCAAACGACTCGATATATTATGCCGATGGGAAAATTGTTATTGGCACATCATCTGATGCTACAAACAAATCCGAATGGGGCGCTTGGAATCTTGTCCTGAACTACTATCGCACAAATTACCCGAATACTAAAATCGGCATTATTATTCCGTGGTGTACAGAGCTGGCAATCCGTGATTGTATCCGAGATGTCGGCAAGTATTGGGGCATCCCGGTACTTGATTGGATGGGCGATACTCAGGTGCCGCTTATGACAGCCTACGGTCGAGATGGGCAAACCGTCAACGCTGATTTGCTTACCACAATTGAGAATACGTGGTATCACGGCTCTGTCTCGAACGACAAAATGCATCCCAACGATGTTGGTTATCAACAAATCTCGACTGTTATCGAACAGTTTTTGATGATGCTTTAAAGAGAACTTTTAAACAGTAACTATCACTGGGGCTGTCTTCGGGCAGTCCCTTATTTACGAAAGGCAAGGACATGAAGGATAAAACCCTAAAGCAACTTGTCGAATCAATCAAGGCATCTGGTCAGCCGAAGACCAGTGCATATGATACCTCTGCTACTGTCACCAGAGTAGAAAACGGCGTGGCGTGGGTTCACATTCCAGGCGGTGTGCGTGAGACACCTGTCAAGCTGACTATCAACGCACAGGCAGGTGACACTGTGCAAGTCAGAGTCAGCGGTGGCAGGGCGTTTATGGTGGGTAATGCTACAGCTCCACCAACAGATGACAGGGTGGCAAACAGTGCAGTCAAATCCATCAGACAGACCAATAAGGCTGTGAAGGTTCTTTCTGCGGATGTCGATAAAGTGAGGAAGGTTGCTAAAAAAGGGCTTGACACAGCTGCCGCAGCAGAGCAGATAGCTGAGGAAGGCAAGGCCATTGCCGAGGCAACAAACCAATATTTCTGGCATGACAACGATGGTGCGCATGTGACTACAACCCCACAGGAGACTGACCACACGGGCACTACAGGCATGAATTCAATCTGGAACAGTCTGGGCTTGCTGCTTCGAAATGGTTCAAATATTCTGACTCAGTTGGGACAGAGTGCGGTGGCTTTTTATGACGGCATTGGTAACAATGTTGAAAATATTATCGCCTCGTTTGGTAGTAACGGCAGTTGGATTGGGCGGATTGGCGGAGGCAGGCTTGAACTGAATGATGTTGGTCTTGTCGGTATTGATGGAAATAACGATGAGGCTTTCAGATTGCAGTTTGCTAATGCAAGTGGTACAGCTGAAATTACGGAGCGTGGCGAGACCATACCCAACACCAATACAGATATGTCGCTGTTCCCGAGGTTCACCGTAACACCAGTTTCAACTCCGATCGATGAGACACAATTAGCCTATGCAGTTACGGCGCTTGTTGTGTATGCAGATGAAGACAGGACAACTCGAACATTAAGCCTTGAGAGAGAATTCGACTCTGCAACCTCTAGGATTGAGGCGAGACCTGTCCATTTCATATGGACTAGGGACGGCGTAAGTTATGATTTAGAATGTTCCTTTGGTTGGAACGTTGCAGAAAAAAGCATAAATATCAATGCAAGCATCACGCCAAACAGCGCCAGTATATTGTCCATGCAAGTCAATACAACTTTAATAGTCAATGCTTCTACCACGCCATCTTATACATTCGGCACACGTACAGAAGACAGGACGAGATACGGCGCTTACAGCTTCACTACTGGCAGACGAAACTCTGCAACTGGTTTTGATGCTGTTGCTCTTGGCCTTGATAATGTAGCCTCTGGACAACAGTCTTTTGCGGCAAATGATGATAACACAGCTTCCGGCATGCATTCATTTGCAGAAGGCAGCGGAAACACGGCTTCTGGTGGCAGGTCGCATGCTGCAGGTGGCGAAACAACCGCATCGAGCTTAGATCAGTTTGTTATTGGTCGCAGAAACATAGATGACCCAAATGACCAATATGCTTTCATCATCGGTAATGGTGACTACGCAGAGCAGACCAACTCAAATGCCTATACGGTTGATTGGGATGGTAATGCGGACGCAGCCGGCAAGGTAAACGCCGGAGCGGTCACATCCTTCACACCAACTTGGGAGACCGGGCAAGAACCTACAAACAGTCACTGCGTAATATCTGCCGGATTATGCTCTATCTTCTACCAAGGGCCTGTTGCTACTCACACCACTAATACCCTTATCGGCACGCTTCCTGTTGGTACAAGACCGCTGACAACCGTGTTCTGTCCATTTGTCAAGGCAGGTGTGGCTTATGGCACTATCCGTATTGAGCCTACTGGTGGTATCTATGTAGGCTTTATCTCCAGCACAACTGCAAGCAACCGTATCTACTTTAACTGTAGCTATCCTGTAGTCTAGGGAGGTGATAACAATGATACAGCAAGCATTATTTAGTGTATATTCAGTATTGCTGCCTATCCTCATAGGCTACATCATCAAGCTTCTGAAAGACCAGAAGAAGGAACGTGATGCCAACGCTAAAGGCACGATGTTGCTCCTTCGGGTTCAACTTATCGAATACCATGACAGATATGTCGCAGCCGGGACCATTCCATCATATGCATATCAGAATTTTGGCGAAATGTATGACGCCTATCATGCATTAGGCGGAAACGGCATGATTGAAAAGATGAAAGCAGAAGTTGACAACATTCACCTTGAAAGGAAGGTTGACCATGATTAATGATTTGATATTCAATGTATGTCTGGCACTGGTTGTTGGTATCTGCGGAGTCATTGCGAAAGAGTTGATTCCACTGATTCGGGAGAAGTACAGCGAGACCATGAAGGCCTTAGAGGCCACAAAGTGGGCATTGGCTGTTAATATTATCGCTGAAGTGGTCAGAGCTGTGGAACAGACCGTCATTGAAAAACATGGCGAAGAAAAGAAGGCCGTGGCACATCAGCTTATCTGGAAAGCCTTCAAAGAGGCCGGAATTTCCATGTCAGAACAGCAGGTTGATGCTCTGATCGAGGCAGCAGTCCATGCTATGAATGGAGAGAAGGTGAGCACAAAATGACAGAGCAGGAATTAAGGCAGAAGGTTGTTTCGATTGCTAAGAAGGATCTGGGAGCAAGACAGTACTCAGAACGCCATGCGCAGATCATCAGGGACTTTAACAAAATTCCCGACATGGGAACGTGGATGAGCACAGACTATGCATGGTGCGCTGCAACGGTGTCCGTGTGGGGATACAGGGCAGGACTGGGAGATATCTTCTATCCATCGGCAAGCTGTAATCAGATGATTGCCAAATACAAAAAGCATGGCAGATGGATGGAAAAGGACAGCTATGTGCCGGACATTGGTGACGTGATCATGTACGACTGGCAGGACAGCGGAAAAGGTGACAACACCGGCGAAGCTGACCATGTTGGTATTGTGACCAGTGTTGCCAATGGATATATGACTGTCATTGAAGGCAACAAGAGCATTGACAAGGACAGCAAAGGTAATGCGATATACGGCGTTGGCTACCGCACACTGGCCGTCAATGGGTGGCGTATCCGTGGTTTCTGCTTACCGGACTACGCTTCCAAAGCAGACAAGGCTCTGCCGGTGACGGATTATGCAAAGAGCTTGCAGGTGGCATTAAACACGGCTTATGACCTTAATCTGAAGGTGGACGGGTATGTTGGCCCTCTGACCAAACAGGCTATTGACCATCATTATCTGTGGTACGTCAAGCAGAGGCCAATGGTCAATATTCATGTCAGTTGGCTTCAAGGGTGCCTTGCCCGTCTGGGCTATGATATTGATGTGGATGGCAGTTTTGGCCCTGCGACAGAGGCAGTGGTCAAGCGGTTCCAGAAGGATGCCGGAATTGATGTAGATGGGTATTGTGGCGTTCAGACACACTTAGCAATTCTGAAGAAACTGAAATAACGTGGTCTGCAAGTGTATGCTTGTTTCAATTTTGGCGGTCTTTTTGATCGCCCTTATTTTGTTGCACCAAAAAAGCCATGTGGAAAAAGGGGAGATAAACCACATGACTTTTTCGGGTGTACTGACCAAACAAATATAAGAAAGGAGGGTACAAAAAATGAGTATGAAACAATGCTATTATGAAAAAGAGTACATAAGTATTATATCACGGCCCATCTTAATTAACAAGACATGACTGGCTTGTTTTTTAACATCAGACGCAGTCGACAAAAAAATTGCGGTTCTTATCGAATCTTATCTGCTTCACCACAGACCGCCAAAACAGCCGTTTCTCGGCTCTGGAAAGGTCGGCATAGACTTCTTCCAGATT